ATGGCTGTATATGTATCGAATATTGTAATTAATTCAGGCACAACATTTTCAGAAACATTTACGTTGGAGTCTGCTACCACTAATTCACCATTTGATTTGACTGGATATTCTGGAGCTGCTCAAATGAGAAAGCATGCTGGCGCATCGACTGGACATGATTTTACTGTTGAATTTCCAGAACCAGTTACTACTGGACAAATTATTTTAAGTATGTCTGCTACAGCAACTTCTGCAATTAAAGCAGGTCGTTATGTTTATGATATTGTTATAACTTCAGGATCAACTAAACAAACGGTCGTTGAAGGAAATGTTTTAGTTAGAGAGGGAGTAACTCGTTAATGGCAAACATCAAAGTTCGTGTTGGACAATCTAATGCTGTTAAAGTCATTGCTGCCGCTTCTGGTGGTTCAATAAATGCTGAAACAGCAGTTAATGTAGTTGGAGGTATCGCTTCAGTTTCACAACTATCAGTTGGTGAAGTTGATACAATGACTGGTGTCTCTACGTTCTTTGGTGTATCTGAGTTTCAAAAAGGATTAACTGTTGCAGGTGTTTCAACATTTACCGGTATCAGCACCTCAACAAGTACAATATTTGGTAATCAACTAAATATTGCGGGTGTTTCATCATTCACAGGTATTGTTACAACATTTGGCAATTTGTTTGTTGGTGGTGATTTATTTGTTGGAGATGATTTAAGGTTTGACGAATTTACTGCCAGAAATGGAAACATAACTGGTATTTTGACTGCAGCAACATCCAATGTTACAAATAACTTTACTGTAGGTGGAACAGCAGATATTACTGGAACATTAACTGCAGGATTGATAGATGGAGGCTCATTCTGATGGCAAAACCAAGTAGTAGACAAGAATTAATAGATTATTCTTTAAGGAGATTAGGTGCTCCCGTATTAGAAATAAATGTCGATGATGATCAAATAGATGATTTGGTTGATGATGCGTTACAAATTTTCAATGAACGTCATTTTGACGGTGTTGAAAGAATGTATTTAAAGTATAAATTTACGCAAGAGGATATTGATAGAGGAAGAGCAACAAGTCAGAGTGGAAGTGGAAATACATTAGGTATAGTAACAACATCAGGAATATCAACTACAGTCAGTGGCATGTCCACAATGACAAATAATTTTTCTGAAACGTCAAACTTTATACAAGTTCCTGATTCAGTGATTGGTATTGAAAAAATATTTAAGTTTGATACCAGTACAATATCTGGTGGTATGTTTAGTATTAAATATCAGTTATTCTTAAATGATCTTTATTACTTTAACTCTGTCGAATTATTGCAGTATTCAATGACAAAGACGTATCTTGAAGATATTGATTTCTTATTAACACCAGAGAAACAACTTAGATTTAATAAGAGACAAAATCGTTTGTACTTAGATATTGATTATACTGCAATTACAACAGATGATTTTATTGTGATAGATTGCCAAAGAATCTTAGATCCTAATACATTTACTGGTGTGTATAATGATAGTTTTCTAAAATTATATCTTACAGCACTTATTAAAAGACAGTGGGGACAAAATTTAATGAAATTCAGAGGAGTTAAATTAGCTGGTGGAATTGAATTGAATGGTAGAGAAATATATGAAGATGGTGAAAGAGATTTGGAAAATATTAGACAAAGAATGCAACTTGAGTATGAAACACCACCTCTTGATTTTATTGGTTAATGACAAATGGCATTAAATCCCTTTTTTCTACAAGGATCACAAAGTGAGCAACGACTTGTTCAAAGTTTAATTAATGAACAGTTGCAAATTTATGGTGTAGAAGTAATTTACTTACCGAGATCAATTTTATCAAAAGATGAAATTTTGACGGAGGTACAGTCATCAACATTTAATGATAATTATGCGATAGAAGCATATATTAATACCTATGAGGGGTATACAGGTGCTGGTGATATCATGACAAAATTTGGTATGAGTTTAAAAGATGAACTTACAGTAACTATATCAAAAGAAAGATTCGAAGATTTTATTAGCACATTTTTGGCAGACATGCCAGCAAGTGAAAGAGAAGTCGCAACAAGACCTTGTGAGGGAGATTTAATATTTTTCCCATTGGGAGGCAGGATATTTGAAATTAAGTTTGTAGAACATGAACAACCTTTTTATCAGTTAGGAAAAAATTATGTTTATCAATTAAAGTGTGAATTATTTGAACTTGAAGACGAACTTAGTAATATATCAGGTGATGCAGTAGAAACACTCACTCAAGATATTGATGACGAGATGGTTGATTTTGGATATATTACAAGTCTTCAAATGGTGTCTGCAGGTTCGACAGCAACCTTGGGACTTAGTACGGTTACTGGATATGTGAGAAAGATTGTTTTAACAAACGATGGTTTCGGATATACTCAAACACCAACTGTTGCTATTACAACAGCACCTGCAGGTGGTACAAATGCAACAGCAGTTGCGATAACTACATCAGTCAGTAATATATTCTCAGTTAAGGAGATATTAATTATTAATCCAGGTGCTGGATATACTGTTGCACCAACAGTTTCAATTGTAAGCGCAGCATCTACAATCGCAGGAATTGGATCAACATCATTTGGAGTTGGTGCTGCTGCAACATCTGTGCTTGTTACAGACTCAGCAGGTATCTCTACAATAAGTTTATCAGGTAAGGGTACAGGATATCTAAAAGTTCCAACTGTTACATTTACGACTCCAACATCAGGAGTGGGAACTGCAACAGGAGTAGTGCAGATTGATGCAGTTAATAATGAACTATCAAGAGTATTACTTAGAGATGCGGGTATTGGATATACTGCTGGAACTGCGACTGCAACAGTGTCTGCACCTGCACTAATCACAGGAATTGGAACATATAAGTTTGGTGAACTTGTTACAGGATCAACATCAGGTGCAAAAGGAAGAGTTAAGAAATGGGATTCTGATGATAAAATTCTTAATCTTGGCACAACAGATAAAGACTTTATACCTGGCGATGTCGCTGTTGGATCTACATCTGGTGCACAATATGCAGTAGATAGTATTATATCTGACGAATTTAATGATAAATATGATAAGGGATCTGAAATTGAGACCGCCGCTGATGAAATAATTGACTTTTCAGAAGGAAATCCATTCGGTACATTCTAATGCTTGGAACTTATTACTATCATGAAATAGTTAGAAAAACGATCATATCGTTTGGAACTTTGTTTAATGAAATTTTTATTCGTCACAAAGATTCTGGTGGTAGCACATATAGTGAAATGAAAGTTCCTTTAGCGTACGGACCTTCTCAAAAATTTCTTGCAAGATTAGAACAACAAGCAGATTTAAATAAACCAATCGCAATCACTTTACCCAGAATGTCATTTGAGATGACATCAATACAATATGATTCTTCAAGAAAACTTGGTGTAACACAAACATTTAAAGCGTCAGATGGAACAAATTTAAAAAAAGTTTTCATGCCTGTTCCTTATAATATTGGATTTGAATTAAATATATTAGCAAAGTTAAATGATGATGCTCTACAAATTATTGAACAGATATTACCATACTTTCAACCATCTTTTAACTTAACTCTTGATTTAGTAAGTTCAATTGGAGAAAAGAGAGACGTACCAATAGTTTTAGACTCGATGAATTTTCAAGATGATTATGAAGGAGATTTTTCAACAAGAAGAGCATTAATATATACGTTAGGATTTACAGCAAAGACATACTTATTCGGACCTGTACCATCATCCTCAGAAGGAATCATCAAAAAAGTTCAGGTTGATGTTGCTGCTGATACAAATACAAAAACAGCAAAACGTCAAATGAGATATACTGTAGAACCAGATCCAGTTACAGCAGGTCCTGATGATGACTTTGGATTTAGTGAGACTACTTCATTCTTCTCAGATGGAAAATCATATAGTCCCACACAACAAAAAGACGTATAATCATGGATAATCAAAACTCTGAAAATAAAATCGTAAACGTAGATGCAACTCCCGTTGATAAAGGTCAGTTGCAGAAAGTAGAGGATGTTGAGAAAGATTATTCATACACAAGAGGTCAATTATATTCACTTATTGAAAAGGGTCAAGAAGCAATAAATGGGATTATGGAACTTGCTGGTGAGAGTGCAAGTCCAAGAGCATATGAGGTTGCAGGACAATTAATCAAGTCGGTTGCAGATACAACTGATAAGTTAGTTGACTTGCAAAAGAAAGTTAAAGAATTAGATGAAGATTCACCTAAAAGTCCAAGTAGCGTTACTAACAATGCTCTATTTGTAGGGTCTACATCAGAGTTGTCAAAGATGCTCAAGAAGGGTTTTCTAAATAATAACGAGTCTAACGAAGCTAAATAATATGAAGAAATGTAAACAAGGCTACTATTATTGTCACACTGATAAAAAGTGTAAGAAGATTCCTATGGGGTATCGGGTCGGTTATGGTGGTTATCTCAGGAGAGACAACGAAAAAAATGGCAACGGTAATGGCAACTCTAACGGAAGTTCTAACGGAAATGGGAGTAACGGGAATGGTTCTGGAAATGGTAACGGTGGCTCTGGTGGTAATGGTGGTGGTAATGGCTCAGGCGGGGGCGGAGTAGGAGAGAACGTAGAAATTAGAACTGCAAATGGTGATTTATATGCAACTATCATTGACATTATGAGTAATGATCACATCAAACCAACTCTTGATTCAAATGGTGTATGGAATGGTAATAAAATTGTAGAAAAAAATCATGAGGATCATGAATATGAAATGATTCGAAGTCAGTTAAAAACAACTAAAAAATCTGCTGATCGAATACAGAAGAAAGTAGCAAAGGGTGAAGGTAATATCAAAGCATGGGTTCAATCTAAAATTACAAAGGCAACTGATTATTTGGATGGAGTTGCTGATTACTTAGATAATAAAGAAGAGTAGATTATGGTTGATAATGTATACCTTGGCAATCCGAATCTAAAAAAAGCAAATACACCGATAGAATTCACTGAAGAGAATGTCATTGAATTTATGAGGTGTA